CTACAAAATTGTTGTTTGTGTAAAGGTGAAGCCCTTTACCTCCACTAGCTGCGGATTGAGTCCAAGTAAAAGTCTTTAATCCTGTAGAGGTTATTGACCCGATTGTTGATCCACTACCGCCATCAATTACGGTTAATGTACCGGAAGTTCTAGATTGAACTAATATATTAACCTCATAAGTATTGCCTACAATTAAAGTATCACCTTCACAAGATATTGATTTCCGGCTTCCTGTTTGTCCGTTTATTGTAAGAAATCCGTTTGCAATAACATCATTTGAAAACAACTTCCATCCTTTATATGCTAAGAAATCAGGGTTTTCGACTAAATTGACTGCTGCTAAATCTGTATTGTGTAAGAAATCTAAATATATTCTCGCAAGGCTATGGTTGTCTTGCTTTTGTTCTTCGCTGCTAAAGGTAGAAAAAAGTTGTTTTTGATAATATCCGTATGAGTCGGTCGCTGTAATTTGAGAAATGTAAGGATATGGAGCATTTTCTACTGTATCGAATGATGGTTGAATCCATCCGTACCACCATATTGTTGATGTGCTTACAGAGTTTTTATAGATTCTGATAAAGTATTCTTTAAATCCTGCATCTAATATATCGTATAAATCAGTCTCGTCAGTATCGGTTCGAACCATAAGACTTATTACACATTCCGACCCTAAAAATATTCGATCTCTTGTTGATCCTTGTCCGTTCCAAGTTATTTGGAAGCCTTCACCTGCTAAAGTCATATCAGTAGAAGATCCTGAGAAATCCTTTTTATGAATTTCTACATACCAATCAGTACCCTTTTCACCTTTAATTATAGTATCTCTATACTTTCCGAATGACCCCATGCCTTTACCTTCTATTTTTTCTACGTTCTGCTCTATCAAATACGATTAATAAGTCGTTTCCCGATATTCTTACATCAGGGATAACAGCATCACCAGCTCCGCCGCTTAGTTTATGGTTTGGTATTATTGTTCCGCTTGAATTAGGCATAAACATCTCCGGGCCTTTTTCTCCCACCATATATGGCGAATTTCTGGAAACTGACCCACCGGTTGCCTTTCCTTGTAATCCTAAAGCCAATAGGTCTTTAAATCCTGTCGCTCCGTCTGCCGCTGCTTGCATGTTACCTAATCCTGTAAATTGAAATAATACAGCTAAAACTGAAGCTTTTATAATCATGGCAGCGATCTGTTTGGCTATCCCCTTAAATATTTCACTCATTGATTTTAAAAAACCTTCTCCACTGGTCACAGCGTTTGCAAAGCCAGAAGCAAAACTATCCGAGATGGACATAGCAAAGCTATTGCTGGCCTCTTTTAGTTTATTAATATTCTGAATTATTCCAGTATCACCACCTCCTCCTTCAGACCCTTCATCCCCTCCTCCTTCAGCCCCTCCTGAGGCCTCTCCACTTACTTGTTCATTTAGGAATCCTAATGCGCCTGCAGCTTTTAGTGCACTTTCTCGCATAGACTCCCCAAAGCCTTTCATCTGTGTCTTTACTTGGGGAAGATCTTTTTTAAATTTATCTAGGCTGTTCCCAATATTTTCAAAAGGATTTCCAAGCTGTTCCTTACCGAAAAACTTAGCTACTTTATTATATCCTTTTATTAAGATACTAATAGGGTTATTTTTAACGAAAAACTTAGCCAGATCTAAAAGGTCATTTTGTAGAATTGTAAAAACTAAATTTGCCCTTTCGCTTAATGCATCCCAATTTGATGCAGCATATCCTACTGCAGTAACTAGGGCAGCAATTCCTGCGATGACTAAAAGAATCGGAGTATTTATTGCCATTATTTTCGTGGCAATTATTCCAAGCGTATAAATTACTGGCCCCAATGCAGCTACCAATGTGCCAATTGTTAAAATAATTACTTTTGTGCCTTTATCTAGATCTCCAAATTTTTTAACCATGCCTTTAACCTTCTCAGCGATGGAATTGACAACTGGCATTAATAAGCCCCCAATTTCTTCCATTAAATCCCCAATAGAGTTTTTTAACTGAGTGATCCCTCCGGCCCCTGCTTCTGCCGCTGCTGCGGCTTGTCCTTTGAATTGCTTGCTTAGTGCATTGGCTGCGCTGTCTAGTCTTTCAGTGCTTCCTACAGCTCCCTCTATCTGTATACCGTACCTACTTAATGCGTTGGTTGAAGAACCTACAGACTTAGCCACTAAATCCGCTGCTGCGGTAAGGTTCATGCCTTTAGCGGTTGCCATGTCTTGAATTAGAGGTGTTAATCTTTTAATTGCATCCTCCTCTAGTCCCATGCTTGCAAGCATAGACTGCGCCTGTATGGTTTCCTCATCTCCAAATAAGCTAATTTTTTGGAGTTCTCTGGCTTGTTTTGTTAAGCTTTTAAAGGCTTTTTCATTACCTTTTAGGGCTGTTCTAAGCTTGGCTTCCGCTTTGGCTTGTGTATCAAAGGCTTTAACAGAAGCCGCTGCAAAGGCTGTTAGCGGTAAGGTCAGCCCAATACTCATCTGCTTCCCCATGTCTTTCATCTGCTTCCCCATCTTTCGGAAAGTTTTGGAAGCCTTTCGCATTTTGCTTTGAAACTCCTTTGTGTCCGCCCCTAGCTTTACAGTTGCTTTTTTTAAGCCCATCTATTTATTTTTTTTGTGGTTTTCATAGCGATCTATCACGCTCTGAATATGCTTTTTACTTACTGGTTTGGCTGTCTTTATATCACTATCCCATTCAAAAGGTAGCACCTCTTTAAGGCTTACGTTTTTATTCATGTAAGGCTTTAGAATCGAGTGCATGATTATTCTTGTCTGCTCCCATGATGTCCGAGTCTTTAGCTGCTGGTGATCGTTAAAACCTTTGAGTTTATTTACAAAGCTCCGCATAGTCAAATCGTACATTTCATCATGATTCATTCCTAGCTTTCCCAGCCCTATCTCTTCCAATTTGTCAAATGTGATTAAATCGGATTCAATAGGTTCTTCTACTTTCCCCCAATTTGCGGGTCATTTTGTGGCTGGTCTAATTGAAAAGATTCTAAAATTTCTCCAATTTTACTAAAGGCCTCGTTGTCAAGCCAATCTTCTATATCAGTTATTTTGTACTTAAAAGGTTCGCCGATCTTCTTAGCTCCTGCTTTTAGTCCGTAATATGTAATAATACCGATGTGTTCAATCTCCGATCCTAACTGATTCATTTCGCTTAACTTTAATCCGCATTTATTACAAATGTCTTTCAAAGCTAAATAACTGAACCTGATTGGTCGTTCTTGGCCGCCTATTTCTACCTTTTTCATTTTTTTAATTTATTAGTGTTTAAGAGAATACTTCTTTAAGTGATATGTAACTTATATGAATTTCACCTGATGTACCTGATTTTGCAATCATTAAATAAGCTTGGTCAGATGTAAACCTAATTGTATGACTTCCAACAATTAAAGGAATTGTAGGGTTATTTGTTGCTGAATTTAAAGTTAATTCACCACTTACATAAGCAGAAATTGTATAAGTCAATTCATACTCTTTACCCACAACCATTACATCTAAGTTTGCACTACCAGTGTAAGAAACTAAAAAAGTATCAGCACTACTTGCCCACTTAAACCTAGCAGCACTAGGAAAATAACCTAAAGCATTTGAATTCTCGTTGCTAAATTTCCAATTTGGAATTAATAACTTATTTAAACCCCCTGTAGTTTCAACCCCATCAAAGTAATTATCACCTAATAACTCGTGACCTAAACCATTAATAAATATCTCCGAAGTACCTGTGAACGAAGCAGAATAAGTTGCATTGTCCTCGACTCCTGCATCTACAGAAACACTATTTACAAACGCTTTACCTTGGTAACAATCTACCTCAGTCGGGTTTTGATAATCCGAAGCGTCTGTACTTGTTTCGACTTGCCACGAAGCGGTTATTATCTTGTCTGCCGTGGTTTGGCTTGAGAAAGAGTCTCCAGGATATGTTATAATTCTAACATCACGTAAATCTGTACCTGAAATTACTGAGTCTGTAGTTATTTGTACTCTAGTCCACGAAGTCGTACTTAAACCTGTTACTTTTTTTATAAGCGTGTTTGTTGACGAGACAGTACCATCACCACTAATTTTTTCTATACTTGTGGTAAAGTCTAAATCAGCTTGTACCGCACTATCCCCTTGAATCCTAAATTGACAAGAATTTGCCGAAACCGAAACTGCCTTAAGGTATAATGACCAAGATATTTTTTTACTTTCAACCAAGTTTATTGGGAGATAATATTGGTTTCGTCTATATCCACCACTAGAGTCAACATCGAATTGAGCAGCAGTAAATTGACCAAATGGGTCTTGGAGGTGTTTAGTTATGGTGACGTTAGATACACTCCACTCACTAGACCCATAAACCTCCTCAGTATCAATTAAGTTGCGAACTCTATCGGAAAACTTAACATCTACTGAATCGCCTACAATCAAATCTTCTGTAGCAGACTCGACTCCTACAGCGTTGTTTACATCCCATAGTGCATCTGTACTTAACTCAAAAGAACCTAATCCCTTTGCGTTCTCTTGCCATCCTTGAGAGTCTTTCGTAGTAATATCACGTAAATCCTTACTTACACCAAGCGAAGCAGATGTACTGAAAGCGATTGGTTGATAAACTAAAGATTGACCCGATGTGATTACAACTATTTCGACTGCGCCCGATTTGAACTCGTTTGTACCGCTTAATACTTCTAGCGTAGGGACAGGTCCATTTGCTCCGTTGGTTACATCGAATTTTTTAAATGAAGCATCAGAAGGGTCATTTACTACCGCTGTTGCTGTATATCCATAAGTACCTGTTAAAATAGCACTAATACTAGAGCAGACTGAAAAACCTGTATTAATTCCCGACAAAGCATCAACTACACCATCAGAAATATCTCCTGATGCGTCAGTAACATTATTAAGTATTATGTTATTATTTAATGTAAAATCCTTAATAGGAGTAGAACTCTTAACCTTGATCCGAGTAACCTGCGCTCTAGCAGGGCTAGTTTTCTTGTAGACTAATAAATCCGATGCGTTTTGAATTGCCATAATTTAATGGATTTAAAAGTTAATACTATCCTTGAGTTAAAGCTCCCGATCCTGTAAGTGAAACTGAGTAAGTTGCGTTTTCTTCTACACCTGCATCTACGCTTAAAGAAGTCATAAAAGCGTTACCAACATAGTAAGTAATACCATCAGAAAACTTTACAGTTACTTCAGGATCGTTTGCTATCATTTTTTGAAACAACTCTTTGAAGTTTTTTTGAGCTGCATCAGCAAGTCGAAATTCTACAAATCCATCTCCTGAAAGTTCCCAAGATTTAAGACCTGCTAATGATTCAGACCATCCTGCACTTGCTTTGTTAGTAGAGTCTCTAAGGTCTCTAGAAACAGATAAAGAAGCAGAAGTACCAAATAGTAGTTTCTCTGTTACTGATCCGTGTGCTGTACCTGCTGTGTCGTTTATTGTTATGATTACGTCTGTTGCGTTTACTATTGCCATTTTTTTGTTTTTTAAGTGATTCGTGTTTTGAAAGTTAGTTGTAAATAATACAATTTATTATTCCCATCGAAGTCTGATGATTGCGATTCTAGTACACAACTTTGTAAGTTTACTCCGTTAAATGTTCCGTTTTTTTTGTCTAAAAGTTCCTGCACTCTAGCCCCTAAATTGATCACATCTTCGTATGATTTCTTAAAGCATTCTATTTGCACCGACACCTCTGTAATGGTTGCCTTATGATCGCCTTTTGTGTTTGTGTTGTTTACCGTTAGAATATCATAATAAATACCTGCTTTGGGGCTGTCTGTATATATTGCCGAAGGCTGTATATTTTTGACGTTCCCCACCATTGAAACAATAGAGCTGTCATTCTTTAAAATGTGATAAATTGCTTTTCCTATATGTATGCCAATCACGCTCATTTTAAGAATTTAGTTGCTGCTTTTAGTATTTTCTCGTCTAATATAGATAGGGCTTTCTCCTGCGCTGATTCGTACCCTTTTTGAACATATCTGCGGCCTTTAAAAGCTAAATCGTACCCGGTATCATTTCCGAACTCTATCCAGTGACCTATATAGCCCATATATGCAAACTTGTTTTTAACTCTTGGCCCTACGTATAGGGTTGCAAACTTTTTACTTTTACCGGTAAATTTTCCTATGGACTTTTTTAAATCTCCACGCTTTCGATTGTCGTAGTTTGTGTTTTTACTTACTGGTGTGTATGACTTTACAGCTTTCACTATTGGGGTGGCTGCCGCTCTCATGCCGCTTAGAATAACTTTTCGAGTGAGTTTATCACTTGCATTCATTAAAGCTTTCTCTACAGCTTTAGCCCCTTTTATGTTTGTTGTAAATTGCATTACTCTTTTAGCGTTGCTATTATTTCTATAAAAGCTTTGTGACCTTTATAGGCTAAACTCTGAATTTCAAAATCTTCATTATCATATGTAATAGAGTCCCTTGAGTTTAGATTGCTTAAATCATTGCTATATCTAACTGTAAATATTGCCTGCTTTACTGATGAGAAAATACCTCCCTGAAGACGTTCCTTTGCCTGCAGCCATTTAATATTTGCCCATTTGTTAAATATAGAATTGTATCCTGTATTATTTTGATCAACAATACTGTCGGAAGATTCGTAAACCCCTCCGTAGTCACTTTCCTGAAGGAATGCCCTGTGTTTGATCTCAATTCTATATTTTAAACTCCCGGCATCCATTTATTTACTCCAAATAATTGATTTGTACTGGTTTATTATTCTTTTGTATCCAATAGGCAGCTCTTTGGCGTTTCCGTATGTGATT